ACTCTACGAGATAATGACCAAAGAGCACGTCGCGTTCGGAGCCTCGGGCAAGGTAGTCACCCTAGACGGAGTACCAGTCGAGGACGATTCGCCGGTCATGAAAGCAATCGACGGACTGCTTAAAGTGGCAGACCGCAGAGCCAAACTACTTGGCCTCAACGCCCCGACCAAACATGAGGTCATTACACTCGACTCCGTACAGATGGAGATTAGGCGCATAGAAGCCGAATTGGGGAAATTAGATGAACTCGATGCTCTTGAAGCAGAAACTGGCGGAACTGAAAGCCCTTGAGCGATTGCAGCTCGAGGAGGCTAAGACCAAAGAAGCCGAGATACAAGCGGGGCTAAAAGACTCCCGCTACCGCGCTAGTGCCAGACCAGAGCAACTCCCACCCGACGGCGATTGGTTTGCCTGGGTAATTCTGAGTGGCCGAGGCTGGGGCAAGACTTTTACCGGAGCCGGTTGGCTTATCGAGAAAGCCCTGTCCGAGCCCAACATCGAGTGCGCAGTAGTAGCCCCGACCTACACCGACGTTAGGCGTACCTGTGTCGAGGGTCCATCGGGCATACTCAAGAGCCTCCCCAAAGGTGCGCTCAGATTCTTCAATAGATCCAATGGCCAGATAAACCTAACCAACGGCTCAAAGATACATATGATTTCGGCAGATGAGCCCGACCGCGCCCGAGGACTAAACCTGTCCTACGCTTGGCTCGACGAGTTCGCCGCCTGGCGTTATGACGAGACTTGGACTGAGGGACTTATTCCCGCCCTGCGTATTGGTCAAACGCCCCAAGTTGTCATCACTACGACGCCCCGCCCGACGAAACTTATCAAAGAGTTTATTAACCGCACCGACGGTTCAACAGTCATCACTAGAGGCTCAACTTTTGACAATGCCGCCAATTTATCCCCCGCAGCTCTTCGTGAGTTGAGGGCCAGATATGAGGGAACTCGGATTGGTCGGCAAGAACTATATGGGGAAGTCCTCGAGAACATCGAGGGTGCTTTATTTACGCAAGACTTAATTGACAAGACCCGACTCAACTCTGCGCCTGAACTGGTGAGAGTGGTCGTGGCCGTAGACCCAGCCGTGACCAGCGGAGAGGATTCAGACCTCACCGGAATCGTGGTAGTCGGCAAAGACGCACTCGGCAGGGCTTATGTCCTGGCTGATAGATCGTGCAGAGACACCCCCTCGGGCTGGGCTCAACGAGTTATCAACACTTACCAAGAGTTCGGAGCAGACCGTGTCGTGGCTGAAAAGAACCAAGGCGGAGACTTCATCGAAGCAACCCTCCGAGCCATCGACCGCAATGTCGCTTACACCGGCATTACAGCGCGCGTTGGAAAGAAACTCCGAGCCGAGCCTGTGTCCGCGTTGTACGAACAGGGTCGTGTTTCCCACATTGGCGAGTTTAAGGAACTGGAAGAGGAAATGACCACTTGGGTCCCTGACCTAGGTATGAAGTCCCCTGACCGCCTTGACGCCCTAGTCCACGCCATTGTCGAGCTCGGACTTACCTACGGCTCTGACGCTGACCGATTCTTTGACTCACTCGCACCGGCTTGTTCCAAGTGCGGATTCCCTGTTGCCTACGATGCGCCTAACTGTCGCAACTGTGGCATGAACATCAACGGCTTGCCAGGTGGAACATCCGCCGCATTCGCTCAGGTCCAACCTTTGAGCGACACCACGCCGACTACTATTAACGAAGCCTCTATCGGCTTTCCTACCGTTTAAGGACTCATGGCACTCTTTAGTCGCAAAGACCGCAACGCCGACATTGAAAAGTACATCACCCAAGCGGTTGAAAAGGCTGCGCAAAGCCTCATGGGAACCCCCATGTACAACCAAGCCGGTTATGCCAACGTCGTTCCCGCTCAGCCAGTTGGCGGACAGGGCCTAGCCCAGCAATCAGGTTGGGAGGCCGTTGCCCTGCCACGTCCAGGTGATGCTTTCGGATCTATGCTCGGGCCAGCCGCGCCACTCCTGCCAAGCCCGATTGACCCAGTCTCGGAGCTTACAGGTCGCGCCGATCCTCGGAAATTTCAGTACCAAGTTGCCTATAACTTAAACCTGACCCAGCAAGAAGTGCCATGGTCAGTCCTGCGCTCGCTCGCTGAGCAATGCGACATCATCTCTCGCGCCATCACCATTCGCACCGCTGACATCTCCAAGATGGAGTGGTCGTTCACTTTGTCACCTGACGCTATCCAGCGCATCATGACCGAGGAAAACGTCAGCCACGCTAAAGCGGCAAAGATTGGTCGCGAGCGTTTCGGTGAGAAGATTGACGAGCTCACAGCCTTTTGGCGCAACCCCTACCCACAGTCCGACAAGGGCTGGAACCAATGGATTAGCGAATCAGCCTGGAACATCCTCACCTTTGACGGCTGGTGCATCTACCCCAAGTACAACCTCGGTGGCAAGGTCATTGGCTTTGACATCATCGACCCCTCGACTATCAAGATTCTGTTGGATGACCGTGGAGACACCCCACGCCCACCAGCCCCCGCCTATCAGCAGATTCTCTGGGGATTCCCTCGTGGAGAGTTCACAGCCTCACCCGACTCAGACGTTAACGGCAACTACTACACCGGCGTCAACAACGACGTTGCCTACAAGACCGACCAACTCTCGTACTTCATCCAGAACCGTCGCACCTACTCGGTCTACGGTTTCTCGGCAGTCGAGCAAGCCATCCCTGCAGCGACCCTCTACCTAGAGCGTCAGCGTTGGATGATTGAGGACTTCCAGGCTGGCACTATGCCAATGACCTTTATGAAGACCGACTCAACCGAACTGAACCACCTCAAGTTGGCTGAGTTCGAGCGCGTGTTTAACGACAAGCTTGTCGGATCTAGCGAAGAGCGCCACAAGGTCAAGGTTCTGCCTAAGGGCTTCGACCCCATCGTGGCCCCGAGCATGTCCGAACGCTACAAGCCTGAGTATGACGAGTTCATCATCAAGCGCATCGCAAGCATCTTCGGAGTAGCCCCCAGCCAACTCGGAGTAATTGCCCGCGCTGGTCTTGGTGGCGGTAAGGGAGCGCACGACGGCGAAGAGATGTCCGCTGAGACGGTTTCAAGCCGTCCGATGGAGAACTACATCGTTGAGTGCATCAACTCACTCTGCCGTCGCTACCTCGGCATGGACACCAACCTCACGTTCAACCTGAACTACGACACCTCTAGCGAGAACGAAGAGGTTCAGGCCAAGGCTTATCAGACCTCGCTCTCAAGCGGAGTGCTGACCTTGAACGACATTCGCGGCGAGATGGGCCAGCCCCTCTACGACATGCCCGAAGCGGACGAGCCATTCATCATGACCCCCCAGGGTCCGGTATTCCTCAAAGGACAACTAGCCGTCACGACTGGCGGAGAAACGATTGGACAACCAAGTGAAACGAACCCACAAGGCGCACAAGAAGCACTCCCACAAGTCGGTGCGCAAAGCCCACTCGAAGATAACGGTCAAGGCAAAAATCCGCAAACTGGTCTAGAGGCTCCACAGAATCAGACCGCCAAAGAGATGACCGACGTTCTCGGACAAAAGGCTGCAGAGGCAAAGGCTTACAAGGTCTTTTCCCGCAAGCCCCGAGGCCGTGAGTTCGAGTTTGTTTTCCACACCCCCGAAGAGGCCGCAGTCCTAAAGGCTCAAGTTGTCGACTTCCATTCAGGGAAAGCAGAGATAAGCGATACCCCAAAAGGACATTCGCTTACTAAGCGCAAGGCCGAAGACCTACCAGGCTACGAGGCCCGCGTAAAGAACGAAAAGAAGCACCACGCTGCAATTCTTTCAGCTCTCGGCGCTGGCGTTAAGGGCGTGAAGAAAGCCATCGACCAAACCTTGGCTTCGGTCCACGTTGCAGGAAACGCTGACGCCATTCTGTCGGCTACCAATTTGGCAGTTGCTCGGAACGTCACCCTCGACCCCGCGCCAATGGCAAAGGCTCTAGAGGCTCTGATTAAGGATGCCGGACAACTCGGCAACATCGGTGGCTCGGCTCAAGTCCAGCGCATTCCTTTGACCAAGATTGGCGACCAACTCCAATCCCGACTGCTCAACATCGACGCAGTCACTAAGGGAATTGGCGACACCAGCCTGACCCGAATCCGCACCGCCATCGTCGACGGCGTGGCTAACGGATCTAGTGCCTCGGACATTGCCGACCAAATCAACGCAGTCATAGCCGACCCCTACCGCGCCGACATGATTGCTATTACAGAGACAAACACCGCCTACAACGCCGGTGCTCTCGACACCTATACCGAAGCCGGTCTGACCGACTGGTATTGGCTGGCTTATGACGACGCTTGCCAAATCTGCCTAGACGCAGAAGCGGCGAACCCGCACCCGATTGACGACACAGACGTACCTAGCGACAGTTCACACCCGAACTGTCGTTGCACCATCTCACCCTTACCAGGAGAATAACAAAATGGCCCAAGACATTACCTACGTTGGCATTGGAGACCTGACCTACAAGGAAGCCGAAGACGGTTCTTTGTACGTCTACGGTCTAGCCACCGACCCAACGCTGGACCTCGACCAGCAGATTTGCGACCCAGGCTGGTTGAAGACCGCCATGCCCCAATGGTTCAAGACTGGTGCGAATGTCCGCGAACAGCACTCGGCTATCGCAGCCGGTGTAGGCATCGAGCTCAACGCCGATGGCGACAAGTGGATGCTCAAGTCCGAAGTAGTAGATCCAGTCACCGCGACCAAGGTCCGCAAGGGAGTCCTCAAGGGCTACTCAATCGGCATCAAGCAAGCCCAAGTGATGAAGTCTGACGAGGCCCCAAACGGTGTCATCGTTGGAGGCAACATCGTAGAAGTATCATTGGTCGACCGGCCAGCCAACCCATCAGCGCGAATCGAAATCGCCAAGTCCGTAAATGGAGAACTAACAATGACCGAAATCGCTAAGGCCGACGACATCCTGCAAGAAGCCGTTATGACCGAGGCTCCTGCCGCCGAGGGTCGCACCAACGAGGACGCAAACCTCGTTTGCACCGACTGCTCAGGCGAGGGCAAAGTCCACACCAACAACAACGAGTGGCTCACCTGCGAGATGTGCGGTGGAACTGGACTCCGCCCCGAGAACAGCCCAATCGACATCATCCAGGAAGACCCCTCACACCCTGCAGCAAACCTGCGCCAGGACACCGGCATTACCGACCAGCCCAAGAGCGACGAACCAGAGGTTGAGAAGCGCGAGTTCACCGACGCTGAGCGCAAGGACATGGCCGAGGCTGGAACCGCCCTGCCTGACGGCTCATACCCAATCAAGACTGTTGGAGATCTAAAGAACGCCATCCAGTCAT